CCGTGGACTACGAGCGCGACGTCCAGAAAACCATCCTCCAGAACGAGCGCTGGCTGCTGGATCGCCGCATCGCCGTCGCCGACTACGAGCTAGCGCAGCGCAAACAAGGCATTGCCGATGAGGCAGACGCCGCCAAGCGCCTACAAATGACGAACGCCGCCATCACCAGCGTCACTGGTGGCGGAGGTGGTGCCGGAGCCCAGTCTGTTCTGGCGGCCGCCAACAGAAACCTTGGGCTATTTGCCGGGGAGTCGGAGCGGTGCGCGGATGCCATGCGGGTGCTGTTCAAAGAGGCCAACATCGGCATTGGTGTCACGAAGCAAGCCTGGGATGGCTTGGCCTCGGGCGGTCGGCTGGCTAGCAGTTTCTTCGGCTCCGACATCGGCCAGAAGATCACGAACATCCGCGACCTACGCCCTGGTGACTTGGTGGGCTTTGAGCGCACCTACGGCAACTGGGGCAAGGGGGTCCAAACCCACGTCGGCGTGTACGCGGGCGGCGGAATGATGTACGACCACAGCTCGCGTGGGGGGCTGACCAAACGCCCACTCAGCACGTTCGAGGGCAAGTTCATGTACGGCGTTCGCCCGAACGCCTACGGCGCAGGCAGTCCTGCCACCACCCAGATGTCGCCGATCTTCCAGCGACCTGGGGCAGCCGCCAACAATGTTGTGCCCACCGGCGGGCTGGCGCGTCCCGACCTGTCCATGCCGAGCTTCAGCGCTCCGGGTGTCAAACCCATTGATGTCTCGGGACTGCTTGCTCAGAGCGACGCCTTAAAGACCCAGGGCGCCAAGCTCAAACTTGAAGCGCATGAGATCGGTAAACAGACGGCAAAGGCACTGATTGACGGCGCCAAACAGGACTTAGACCAGCAGCTCAAAACCCTCCAGGCGCAACTGACGAAGCCCTTTGACGAGATGCTGCTCGACCAGCAACAGCAGGCGGACTATCAAAAGCAGTATTCCGAGCTATTAAGCAAAGGCATCCTCCCCGACCTTGCGGAGCAACTCGTCAATATCCGCCAGCAGGTGGAGCTTAAGGTACAGGAGCTTAATCTTGCCATCGCCGTACAGCAAGCAGTCGTTGACGCACTGAAGACTGAATACGATAAGACCAAAGATTTAGAGAGGAAAAGTGAGATAATGGCGCAGCTAATTGAGCAGCAAGAGTATCTCAACAAGCTCAAAGGGATTGAGCCGTCCATTCGGGAAGGAGGCAGGAAAGCCGAAGGTGGCGCCACCCAGGCCCAGTCCTCAGGGCAACGCCTGCAGGACGCCTACACCAAAGTTCAAGGCGAGCTGAACGCGCTGCTGGACCCGGTGAACCAAGTGATCGCTGGCGCCAACGCCATCGGTGCCGCCTTCGGTGACGCCTTCCGCGGCATCATCAGCGGCTCGATGAGTGCCCGGGAGGCGCTGTCGCAGATGTTCCAGCAGATCGGCGCCCACTTCATCGACATGGCGACCCAAATGATCGCCAAGTACCTGGAGATGAAGCTGATCGGACTGGCTCAGAGCTTCCTGGGCGGTGCTGCTGGCGGCGCCGGTCCGGTGGCGATGCCTGGCGCTGGTGTGGGCGGCGGCAGCTCGATGTTCATGCCCGGCGCACCGAGCTTCTTCGCCACCGGCGGCTTCGTCACTGGTCCCACCCGCGCCGTCATCGGCGAGGGTGGCGAGAGCGAGTACGTCATCCCCAGCAGCAAGATGGGCGCGGCAATGTCCAACTACCGCGCCGGTCGCCGTGGTGCCGGCGTGCTCGAAGGCGGCGGCGAAGCGGGCGGCGGTGGTGGCACCTTCACCCTGGAGACCGTGGTGATTAACCGCCAGGAATACGCCACGATTGAGCAGGTGCGAGAGATGGGCGCTGCCGCTTCCCGCCGGGGTGCTGAAGGCGGACACGCCAAGTCGATGGGCGCCCTGCGTAACAGCAGGTCCCAGCGGGCACGGTTGGGGATCCGCTGATGACAACGCAAGCGATCACCAACTTCGTCCGCATCACCGACAAGGCGGGTGTGGTGCAAGGCCGCTACCAGAACGGCAAGGTGGGCGAGGTGATCACCCTCGACGGCGAGGACTACAGCTACCTCTCGTTCCTGTACCGAGGCGCCACGCGCAACCGCACTGGCGACAACCTAGAGGCTGAGCTGATCCTGGCGAGCAACCGCCTGGCCATGAGCATCGGTGCCCAGGCGGTGCAGCGCAAGTGGTATGCGCGGGTGACCACCTGCACGATGCACCCGCGCACCTTCGCAGTGGGTCGCAAGCTGACGCGTGACACTTGGCTGGCGGCATCAATGAGCTACGACCCCGAGCAACTGACGGTGTTGCTGAGCAGCGGCATTGATGCGGTCGGCGCTAATGCTCCCACCCGCTGCCTGACCAGCGATCTGGTGGGTCAGCTGCCCTCGACCAGCGCAATCAGCAACCGCGCTTGGATCGGGGCGCTGTTGCTAGGGCCTCTTCTGTTGTCCATCCTTGGCGCAGTCTGTATCTGATGAGCTGGGCGGGTAGGCGTCTTCTTTCATGAGCCTTGCCTTTACGGCCTTGGCCTTTTCAAAATCTATGGTTGAGAGCACATACTTTCCCCGGTGACTGACGGCGTAGCGAGGGACGCAGCGACCACGGCGGCGGTCCATGTGGATTGAGATGCCAGCGACGCCGGTAGTGTTGTCAGAACGGATATTTCTGTTCAGACAATTATCTGAAGGCGACAAGAGGCGAAGATTCCACGGTCTGTTGTCAAACGCATTGCGATTGATGTGGTCAAGTTGCAAGCCGGCGGGCACATCCCCATTGCCTAGCCACTTCCAGATCAAGCCGGCAACCGAGTATGACGTGTGTTCTATTTCGCAGTACAGGTAGCGTTTCTGGCTAATCAGAAATCCTGCGGGGCGTCCCCGACGGCGGTGCCCCCAGGAGACGGGGGCGTCTTCTTTCCAGTACAGGATGCCTTTCAAAGGGTCAAGACTAAACAGGTCCCAGAGGTGGCTAGCTTCGGGGAGGGGCTTCATTGCTAGCTAGGGGCAGGGCGGGATGGGTTTCATTATAGGCGCAAATGATTGAGGCGCACCGCTTGGTAGGGATGAGGTTCAGGCTGGGAGCCGACCCTGAGCGGCATGGCGCTACTGACTGCTTGGGGCTGTGCCGAGCGGTGCTGAGCACCTATGGCATTGAGACACCGCGCCCTACGAGGTCGTGGTATCGGCGTTTGCGACAGCGCGACTGGTCGGTGTTTCCTGAGCAGCTGAGTCTTTGGGGGGAAGTAGTCGCAGAACCTAGACTGAGGGGAACGGTGGCCTTGTGCCGATCTGAAGAAGGCGGCTATGGCTTGGCAGTGTCTTGGGCGGATGGATGGCTGAGTTTCCAGATGGCTCAAGTTCGCTGGTCCCCCATCAATCAACTGCAAGTCACCGCGCTCTACTGCCCGTCGAGGTAGCGCTGTGCGAGGCGATTGGCATCAACGCCGAGGAGTATTTCTACTTCCAGCAGCTGAGCGATGCCTACAACGGCAAGCGCCCTGAGGAGTATGACCTGGCCGGCGTGCCGGATGTCAGGAACGGCCCGGTAACGCTGTTCATTGTCAATCTCGTCATCGGCATTGCGCTGACGGCGATTGGTGCCCTGCTGGCACCGAAGCCGCAGCAGCCGAAGACACCGCCGTCGCTGAAAACCAGCGATGCCAACGGCGCCAAGCGCTATGCCAGCACCGAGAACTTCGACAGCGTTCAGCAGTTGGCGGCACTGGGAGAGGTCATCCCCCTGGTCTTCGCGCACCGTGACCGCAAGGGAGCCGGCGGCGTCCGCGTCAAGGCGATGCTGCTCTGGAGCCAGCTGCTTAGTCGTGGCACCGGCCAGCAACTCAAGGCGCTGATGTTGCTGTCGATGGGGCACCTGAGCACTCGCCCTGACTTCGCCGGCTATGCCATTGGCGACCAGACACTGAAGAACTACACCGCAGCGAAGGTGGCGCTGTACATGCGTAAGAGCGGCGGGCGGGTGCTGGAGAGCGACCGCTACAACAAAGGTCAACTGGAGGAATCACCTGCCACCGATGTCTTCACGGTCTGGGATGACGCCGAAGCCCGCTACGAGCCCTGGTTTAGTGGCACCCGCACTCCCTCCACCCAGACGCAGTTCGGTTGCTACGCACCGATGGCTAACGGCTGCCGGTACCGCCTCACCTACGAGCTGGTGCTGATCCCCCAGGACATGGACAGCAAACTCAAGGAAGACAACCGCACCAAGATCGACAAGCTAAAGCGCAACTGGCCCTCGCGTCAGGGCTTCGTCGGTGGCATCAACGGGTTCAACCCAGTTGGCTCCCTGCTGACCTACAAGATCAGCGGCGAGAAGCAAGACAAAGCCTACGAGCCTTGGGGGGTTGATGATGTCCGCGCCTCGATTGAGGACCGGCGTCTACTGACCGACACGTTGATCACCAACGGCGACCAGTACCTGGCGGGCAACGCCCTGGTGAACTGCGAGTCGCAGAGCGACTTCATCTGGCTGACCGGGCGCGACAAGATCTTCAAATTCCGCGTCCTTGAAGGTGGCAACTGCCGGGTGGACGGCACCATCAGCGATGGGCAGCCGTTCCACTGGCAGCTGCAGCGGGTGGCGATTGGCACGATCGCCAACACCCGCGCCTGCGATGTCACCGAGCTGGGCATCAAGAGCACGGTCTGGCGGCAGATGAGCTTCCCCAATGTCAACAGCCAGCCCGACGAGAAGACCATTGAGCGCTACGAGAACAGGAACGGCAGCATCCAGCTGGGCCAGCTCAACCGCTACATCAAGCGTTTCAGCTTCTTCCGTCTGCAGTGGCGGGTGCTCGGCACTGACGACGGCTGGCGCAACCTGAGCGGCGGCGTGCCGTTTGCCGTGCGCGGACTGGCGCCCACTGCCCAGTACAACTTCATCCGCATCCGCCACCCGCGACGCGGGCAGTACGAGTTCCGCATGTTGCCAGTGCCAGGCGCGGAGATTTTCTACTCGTGGAGGAACCGTCAGGTGCGGCTGCTAGTGCCGGGTCAGCTGCAGAGTTACCACCAAGACGGCTTCTTCGTGGTCTACGCCGGTCAGATGCTCACGATGACGCCAAACGAGATGAGCAACAAGCAGTGGATCGTGGGGCAGCCACCTCCGAAGCAGAACAACATCTCCGGCCTGAGCATCAACTCCAAGGGCACCCGTCCGATTGGCTGGGTCCTCAGCGATACACGCTATAACCGCAACAGTGATTTTGTTGCCATCGCTGTCACTGGCGTATATCGGATCGTCCTCAAGGGTCAGATCATCAAATACAGCCGCACCGGCAAGTTCAAGCCAGTCGTTGACGGCAGCCGTCGCTTCAATATCGGTGCTGCCAAAGACAATGTGATCTTCGAGCAGCTGCATGAGCTGCGGATCGAGACGCTAGGCCCCGAGGCGCCTACCACCAGCTGGACCGTACCGATTCATGGCGGCAGCGGCAGTGGCGCCAAGGCCACGGTCAACCGTTACTCCAATGGCGCTCTGGACTGGAGCGTGGCGGACGGCGGCAACGGGTACAACCAGAACGACACGGTGTACATCCAGCCGCCCGGCTACGGCCCGATCTACATGACAGCGGCCATCCCGATTGACAGCTACCTAGAGGAAAACCTCAATCCATTTGATGCCGTCGCGGATTACAAGATCTACGACGGTGAGAGCATGAGCCATGAGAATGAGCCTGAGCATGAGGTCGTCTATGTGAATGAACAACTGGCGCAGTCAGTAGTCCCGAACTACGACCACCTGGCTCTGGTTGGTCTGCGGCTGAACTCCACCAAGGAGTGGACGAACTTCCAAGAGCTGTCGGCGTATGTTCGCAACGGCATCGAGGTGGAGCGGTTGTGTGACGACAACGGCAACCCGATTGCTGAGGGCACCCGCAACGCCACGCAGAACCTGCCAGAGATCGCCTACTGCCTGCTGACCGACGAGCTGATCGGCGCAGGCAAGACAGTGGGCAAGGCTGCGGTCAACCGTGATCGGATGCAGGAGGCGGCCCGCTTCTGCTACGCCAATGGCTTCAATTTCGACGGGGTGATTGGCGCCAAGCTCAACCTGCGCGACTGGATCTTCCAGCAAGCCGGCTACTGCCTACTCGACTTCACGGTGCTCGGCGGTCAATTCAGCCTGGTGCCATCGGTGCCAGCCACCCGTGCCGGGGTCATCGACTTCGCCGCCAAACCCGAGATCAAAGCCCTCTTCACGGACGGCAACATCAAGGATCTCAAGGTGACCTGGCTGAGCCCCGAGGAGCGGCAGCCGTTCAAGGCAGTGATCAGCCTGCGGGAGGAAGTGGACAACGGCTTTGCCCGCACCCGCACCGTTTCAATGCGGCTGTCTGATGGGCTGGGTGGCAACGACGCTGACCCCGAGGAAACCTTCGACTGGAGCGACTGGTGCTGCAGCGCTGAGCACGCGATGCTTTTCGCCAAGTACGCCTTGAAGCTGCGCAAGCTGGTGGATCACGGCATCGCCTTCGCCACCACGCCCGCCAGCGCCTTGGGGCTGTCACCTGGTGATTACATCCGCCTGGTCTCCGAGGTGACGCACACCAGCCGCTTTAACAATGGCAGCATCGACAGCGAGGGGCTGATCACCAGCACCACCACGCTGGCGAACGGGGACCATCCGGTGCTGATCTGGAAGCCGGGAACGGTGGGCGTGACCCAGACCACGCTGACGGTGCGCGATGGCCGCGCCCAGCAGGGCGGGCTCTACAGCACGGTGTTCACCATCGCCAACAGAACCACCACCAGTCGCGTCTACAAAGTCGAGAGCTTGACGATCGGCGACGAGGGCTTCGTCGAGGTGGCGGGCAGCTATCAGCCGATCACGGATGACGGCAAGTTGGCCGCTTTACAGTGGGCGGACAGCGACTTTGTGCTGGAGCTGGGCTAGTGGCATCCGTTGAGTTCCCTGCCATCAGACCCACCGGCAGGTCGTACAGCCCCGGTACTTATCCGTCAGCTGAGTTCAAGGCATTAAACGGCGCGACGACACGGATGCTGTTTGGCAACCGTCGCAGCGACGCGGAGCTGAGCCTGGAGTTTCAAAACATCAGCGATGACGATGCTGCGCTGATCCTCGAGCACTACGAGCGGGTGGTGCCCAGCGATGATTGGGTGAGCTTCACGAATACCACCGGCGCTGAGGGAGCATCTGCGGCGCTGCGCCCGTACCTAAAGGAGAATGGTGACAGCGGCCTGCGCTGGCGTTATGCCGATGCCCCGCAGATCAGCAGCGTCTTCCGTGGACGCAGCACCGTCCAAGTCACCTTTGTTGGCCAACTGGACGCCGCCTAGACTGACTTCAGCGTGATGCGGTCGTAACCGTGCCTTTCTATAGCGGCCAGCAGGGTCAACTGTTCATTGATGGAGTCAAGGCTGCACATGTGCAGAACTGGTCCTTCCAGACCAGCCAGGCCGTGCTGGACACCACCGGCCTGGGAGACACCGACCGCACGATTACTCCGGGAGTGCGCAGCACCAGCGGCAGCTGCCGACTCTTCTACTACCAAGCCACAGCCGGCGGTGGTGGCGATGTAACCAAGCTACTGAACAAGTGCGTGAAGGACGGCAAAGGTGAAGGCGACGGAAAAGCCGCTGACTCAAGCTCAGCCAAGCTGAAGCTGATGGTGGCGGATGGCAGCACCGCTGGCCGCTACATCGAGATGTACTGCTTCCTGACCAACATCTCCATGTCGATGGCGGTGGGTGAGGTGCTGTCGGCGGATGTGAGCTTTGAAGCCAATGGTGCCCCCACCGGCGTCCTCATGTAATGGCTGTCTATCTAGGTGACTCGGGCTTTGTTGAGCTAAAGCGCGACACCCTCGGCGACGAACTGATCACGCAGCTGGACCCGGCGGATGTCAACGAGGACCGCCGCCGCTTCTCGGTGGATTTTGCGGCGGGTTCACTGGTCACCGGCGATGCGGTCGAGATCGCAACGCTGGACGGCAGCGACCTGCAGCTGGTGGCGGGGCACAACTACCCCGATGGGCGTTGGTATGTGCATGTGGACCCCGCTGGCGGGCTGCGTCTGTACAAGAGCTTTGAGGCATCACTGACGGGGCTGATGGAAACAGCGCTGCCGCTGGAGACACCTGCGGTTGCTAAGCAGGTGAGCATCCGCACCCGCAACAGCCGCTTCCGTCCGATCGGGCGGATCCGCGAGTTCGAGCTGACCACCAGCCGCGAGACGGTGGATGTGACGCTGCTGGGCAAGGAGTTCCGTCAGCACTACGAGGCGGGCTTGATCAGCGGGCAGGGGTCAATGACCACGCTCTGGGAGCACAGCTACAGCCTGTGCGACCCGACTTACAGCTCAAACGCACCCGAGTTCCCGGTCTACTTGGCACGGCTGGTGCTGCGTATTCAGCAGGGCGCCGACTTCTTGGGGCGCTTTTTCATCTACCACGACTCGGATGAAACGGGCGGGCAGAATCCGAGCGTTTGGTATGAGGGCGATTGCATCGTCACCAATGTGGCGGTAACGGTGCGCCCCACGGAAGTGATCGAGGCGAGGGTGGAGTTTGTCACCAGCGGCACGGTCGCGCTACACCTGGGCAGGCCACCTTCTTACCTGCTGCAGGAAGACGGAGAGAGGATCCTGCAGGAGAGCGGAGACGGTTTGCTCTTGGAGTGGGAGACCTAGACTCAAGTCAGCGTGAGCTGTTAGCAGGGGGCGGCCATTCCAGACCTTGAGATCTCCAAACTGCCCGTGCTGGCTGCTGCCAGCCTGCAGGCGACGGACCCCCTGGCGGTAGCGGACCTTTCCGCTTCTGAAACCAAGAAGATCACAGCGAAGGATCTGGTTCAGGCGGCGATGGCGATGGTGGCGCCGGGGTCGCTGCCTTCTGCTGCGATCAAATTCCCGCTGCCCTCCAACACGGTGGATGCGGCTGCCATTCAGGCGCTGGCGATCACCACCGGCAAGATCGCCCTTGACGCGATCACCTCCGCGCAGATTGCCCCCAACGCAGTCACTGCCAGCGAGCTGGCTGACCTGTCGGTGGACACGGCTGCCTTGGCCAACCTGGCAGTCACCGGCGACAAGATCGCCAACGACACAATTACTGCCGTTCAGATCGCCCCGAACGCCATTGGCTCCTCTGAGCTGGCGAACGGTGCGGTGGGCACGCCGGCCCTACTGGACGGTGCTGTCACCCAGGCCAAGTTGGCCACCGACAGCGTGGGTGCTGTCCAGATCCAGACCAACGCCATCACGGCAGCTGAATTAGCAGACGGTGCGGTGGATACCGCGGCCCTTGCCAACCTGGCAGTCACCGGCGACAAGATCGCGGCGAACACAATTACTGCCGTTCAGATCGCCCCGGCGGCAATCACCGATGTAGAGCTGGCCGCCAACTCGGTTAGCACCGCAAAGGTTCAAGACAATGCGATCACAGCAGCCAAGATCGCTGACAACAGCATCGGCGCTCTACAGATTGCCCCCAACTCGATCACTGCCAGTGAGTTGGCTGATGGGTCTGTAGACACGCTGGCAGTCCACGACGCTGCTATCACCAACGCCAAGTTGGCAGGCGGCATCACTGGTGACAAGATCGTCAGCATTACCGGCGCCCAGATCACAACCGACAGCATCACTGCGACGCAACTGGCGCCCAACGCGGTTACGGCAGTTGAGCTGGCGGACAACGCCGTCGATACTGCCGCGCTGCTCGACAAGGCAGTCACCACCAGCAAGATCGCCGACGACAGTGTTGGCGCCCTGCAGATCGCGCCCCACGCCATTACCGCCAGCGAATTGGCGAACGGCTCGGTGGACACACTGGCAATCATTAATAGCGCGGTCACTGACGCCAAGCTGGCGACCGGCATCGACGGCGCCAAGTTCACCGATGACACGGTCACGGCTGCCAAGATCCCGGCAGCCAGCCTGGACCGGGGACTCAACAAGACCAGCGGCGCCATCGGTCACAGCAATGCCATCACCGCCGGCACCCGCAGCGGCATCACCTACGACGCCCAAGGCCATGTCACCGGCACGGCGCCACTGGTGCCCAGCGACCTGCCCCTGGGAACGGCAACGGATGTGGGTGCGCTCAGTGTGCCCACCACATCTGGCCTAGCCGTCAGCGGCACCGGAGCGCTGGGCCACAGCAATGTGGTGACCGCCGGCGCTAGCAGCGGCATCAGCTATGACGCGCACGGGCACATCACAGCGGTGACCCCGCTGGTCGGCAGTGATCTGCCGTCTGCCACATCCACCACGCTGGGCGCGGTAAGCATCCCTGGACCGGCGCTATCGGTGAATGGCACGGGCCAGCTGAGCCACGGCATTAGCGGCGTTGCACCCGGCACCTACACCAAGCTCACGGTTGACGAGCGGGGGCACGCCACGGTTGGCGCGCTGATCACGGCTGCTGATGTCCCCAGCCTGGACGCCAGCAAGATCACCAGCGGCACGCTGGATCCGTCACGCATTGCCGCCAAGAGCATCACCAACCAGATGCTGGCGGACTACAGCATCGCCTACATCCAAGAGGCAACGCCCTCAGTCTCAGGACAACACGCGGGAACGCTGTGGCTCCAGGAGAGCACCGGTCAGCTGCGGATGTTCAACTCCAACAGCTGGTTCCCTGTCGGCTTTGGACGACTGAGTGCGGAGAACCTGCGTTACTGCGGCACTTTCAATGCTGCTACGGGGCAGATCACGGGCGTCACGCAATTTGGTACGACGGAAGGGTTCAAGATCGGCGACCCGCTACCAGCCGCCACGGATGCCAAGAGCGGCGTCTACTTCGTCTGCGCCACGCCCGGCAACGGCACACCTGTCACAGCTGGTGTCACCTACGACAACGGCGACTGGGTTCTGTGCAACGGCGTTACCGCCGGCTGGGTGCGTGTTGACACGCTGAGTGGCGGTGGTGGTGGGGGGTCGTCGGCGAGCCACCTGGATGACTTGCTGGATGTGACGCTGACCGCAGCCTCGGCTGGTGACCAGCTGGTGTTCGGTGCTGGCGGACAGTGGATCAACAAGGCACCTGCCACCTCCAGCGCAACTGCTGCTGGTCTGGTGCAACTGGCCACGCAGGCTGAAGTAGATGCAGGCACTGACGCGCTGAAAGCGGTGACACCAAAGACTCTGCAGGATGCTGTTCTTTCGTGCGGCACTTTTTGAGCCCCACCTAGATTGGTTGCAGCCCGGAATGGGCCTGTAACTCAGCCTGGGGAGGTCACCCGTGTCCATCAAACTGCGTTTGAAGCACAGCGCCACTGCCAATAAGGCACCGCTGCCTGGCGATCTGGTCGAGGGTGAGCTGGCACTGAACATCAACGCTGCCAGCCCTGCGGCATACATCAAGGACAGCACCGGCGCTGTTGTGAAGCTGGCGGGCGCGGGTGCAGTTACTGCAACTGCAAGTGAAACTGTCAGTGGTGTCGTCGAGCTGGCTACAGCGGCTGAGACCACCGGCGGCACCGACAACACCCGCGCCGTCCACCCGGCTGGCTTGAAGGTTGAGCTGGACAAGAAGGCACCACTAGCCAGCCCGGCACTGACCGGGGCACCGACGGCACCTACGGCAGCGGCGGGCACCAATACGACGCAGCTGGCCACGACAGCGTTCGTCCACGCAGCGACACCCAACGCCAGCGCGACTGTGCCTGGCCTGGCGCAGTTGGCGGATGCAACTGCGATCACGGCTGGTACGGCTGGTCGAGTGGTGGATGCTGCTCAGCTGAAGGCGGTCAGCGACGCTGACGATTGGTCCCGCACCGGCACCACACTGTCGCCAAAGACTGCTGGCGATGTGGTCAACATCTCTGCAGGGACTGCAGCGCTGCCTGGCCTGGCGGTGGTGGGTGACGCTGGCACTGGCCTGTCCTCACCGGGCCCAGGGCAATTAGCCATCAGCAGTAATGGGACTGGAAGGTTGTTTGTTGATGCGAATGGAAGGCTAGGTGTTGGCGTAGCCTCTCCTGGATTCGCTCTAGACGTAGCCGGCACCATAAGGAGTTCTTCCACACTTAAGGTTGATAGCACGACTCAATTTAGGCTACTGGAGTTCCTGAATAGTGGCACAAGATTAGGCTTTGTCGTATTTGATAGTGTTAATAATGCGCTAGGGTTTAACGCAGAAAGTGCAGGTGCTTATCAAGTATTCAACACAGGAGGCTCCGAACGCCTGCGCATCACCTCGGCAGGGCTCGTCGGGATTGGCACAACGAGCCCTGGGTTCCCTCTTGATGTAGTTGGTACCATCGGCACCACTCCAGCATTAGCCAACTCTGGGTCCCTTTTGCTCTCAGGAAACTCAGGAGCTGCGGCGGGTTGCACAATCGAATCTTCGTTTACAAGCGGTGGCTATGGTCCGCTGTTGTTCAAAGTAAACAATGGTGAGGCCGCCCGCATCGACTCCAGCGGCAGGCGCTTATTAGTTGGAACGTCTACGACTTCCAGCGTTACTACTCTGCTTTTGCAGGGTAACTCCAGTGGCGGTTCTGAAGCCGCAATTCTTCGGCTTGCTCGTGGTGCATCTGCTCCTGCTGATGGAACGAGCTTAGGAGCTATTTCTTTCCAAGATTCCGGGCATGTAGGCGCTGCTGCCGTTCTTGCCGCACGAGATGGTGGCACGTGGACATCCGGCAGTAGCCAACCAACGCGCCTGGTGTTCTCCACTACTGCCGATGGGGCGGGTTCTCCGACGGAGCGGATGAGGATTAACAGTACCGGAGGAATTTTTTCAATTGGAACGGCCAACACTATTACCACAAGCACAACGCAAGCGGCAGGTACTTCTTTTAATTTATTTATCGGAAAACACAGCGGAACAACTGGCGTTGTAGATAGTGGCACTATCTCCATCAATATAGCCTCCAACGGAAACATAGTTAATACAAATAATAGTTATGGAGCCATTTCTGACATTAAGCTAAAGGAAAACATCGTCGCCGCCAACTCTCAGTGGGCAGACATCAAAGCCCTGCAGGTCCGCAACTATAACTTCAAGGAAGGCCAGACCCACACTCAAATTGGTCTTGTTGCTCAAGAAGCTGAACTGGTCTCGCCTGGCCTAGTCAGCGAATCCCCCGACCGCGACGAAGACGGCAACGACCTTGGCACCGTCACTAAGAGCGTCAACTACTCGGTGCTCTACATGAAGGCAGTCAAAGCGCTGCAGGAAGCAATGGCGCGGATCGAAACTCTTGAACAGCGACTAAACGACGCTGGTATTAACTGAGCCAAGGTCAGTCGTCCCCTTCTCTCGTCTGCCTGGCTCGGTATCAACAACTGAGCCATCACAGTCTTTGACACTAGTGTTACTGGCTTTAAAATAAGAAAAAACATTTGTTATGGCACAAACTACTTGGAATATTGCTCAGCTTGAGCGTCACCTTCCTGATGGTGATACCTGTCCTGATGGCGCTGTTTGCACAGCACATTGGACCGCATCCTTGGAAGAAAACGGTGAATCCGCCAGTGCTTATGGCTCCGTTGGTTTCAGTGATCCTGATCCAGCAACCTTTGTTCCTTTCAGTGACCTGACCAAAGAAGAAGTATTGAATTGGGTATTTGACGCACTTGGGGTTGATCAAGTGATTTCTATTCAAGAAGCTTTGTCCCAGCAGATTCAACAAAAAATTAACCCAACTTCGGAAGCTGGCGTTCCTTGGTGATTTTTGTTATACTCTTTGAAGTTATTTGTTCGTTATGGCTTGCAAAAAGTCTGAATTGATTAGCGCCATCAACTCTTTTGGTGCTGCACGCGCAGTTGCTGACGGTAACCTGATTTCTTTTTCTGCCAACCTCATCGGTCAATTGATCGATACTCTTGAGTTCGCTCCAGAGGAAGAAGTAACAGAAGAAACTGAAGCGAAAGAAGCCGTACCTGTGTGATTATTGACCTGACCTAGAGTATTTGTATTACTCAAGGTCGATATGTCAATCAAACTCACAGACGCTGCAAGGTTTTTTAACGAAGAATTACATCAAATCGATGCGTTAGAATGGCTCCAGACTCAGCTCAGTGCTGATGTCCTGGAGCTTTTTACTGAGAAATATCGGAATAAACCAAAACCTGCTCCAGTAGTTAATAATACTTGGGACGGTGTTTTTACTGCAGCTAAAACAGCTGGTAGTAAATGGCCTGAATGTGTTGCTGCACAGTGGGCACTTGAATCTGGTTGGGGTCAACACACATCTGGTAAAAATAATTACTTTGGCTTGAAAGGATCTGGATCTACAGTAAGTACTCAAGAATTTATCAACGGGCAATGGGTCACAATCAAAGCAGGGTTCATTGATTTTCCTGATTTACAAACCTGCGTTTGCTACCTTGTTGATCGCTGGTATAAAGATTTTGGCCGCTTCAAGGGTGTTAACCGTGCTACCAGTAGGAATGAATGTGCTCAACTTTTGGTCAAGGAAGGCTACGCTACTGATCCTGATTATGCCACAAAATTAATTCAAATAATGGATCGTCAACTTCAAAACATTGGAGAGAAAGAAGATCCTAATCCACATAACAATAATTTCAATCCCTGGAGTCCATTTAGCTACAAAATCACACCTAACATCACGTACGGTGAACTTTGTTTAAACCAAGAAGGACGGCGTTTCACCAAGCAGTATCAATGTGACACAGCAAAAGAGCTGTGTTTATTCTTGGAGAAAGTCCGTAAGCAGTTTGGCAACAAGCCAATTATTATCACTAGTGCTTCTCGTCCAGAACCCATCAATTCACAGGTTGGAGGAGCCAAGAACAGTGAACACACTTACAATGCACCATCTAAAGGTGCAATTGATTTTTATGTAGAAGGAATCAATGTGTTTACAGTGCAAGACTGGTGTGATAAAAACTGGCCTTATTCGCTAGGATATGGTGCGCCAAAAGGATTTGTGCATCTTGGAATTAGAGAAGGAAAGCCAAGGGTTCGCTGGGACTACTGAAGTGAAAAAATATAAAGACAAACCTTGCCGCGTCAATATCTGCTGGCAAATTGGCGACGAAAAAAAATGCGTGACTTTACCAAAAGAGCACGCATATGAAACAAAAGATTGGGTTGAAAGCCA